GTAAATGATAAAATTGTTCCACTTGCAGTCGTTGTTTGATACTGACCACCAGCATTAAACTGTGCATTTTGTATTGTTGCACCAGTGCCAAATGTTTGGCCAACAATATCACCTACAACATACAAACGCCATTTTGTGGTGTCGTTTGGATAATGATAGTATGAAACAATCTTGGCAGCCGGTGTAAAATTACTACCAGCAAGATAACCAATAATGTCACCATCTTTAAATGATCCAGTAACATTAGTTAATTCTAATATGTTTGGTTTACGAATATATTTGTTAACAGAATCACCATCAAAATAAGCATTAACATCGGTGTTAACAGTTAAACCATAAGTGTTAAAGAACAAAAACTGTGAACGAATATATGGTAGAATACTTACATCAGTAATGAATCCAGCAGTTTCAACATAACTTGAATTGAGTTTATCATAGTAACCTAAAACAGTTTGTTGTTGCTGTGTTGTATATGTGGTAACTTGATTGGTACGCCAGTTACGACCAGCTGAAATTACATTGTCTGTTGATGTAGCAACAGTTGTTTTCCAATCACCCACTTGTAACACATTGACCTGGTCACTAGCACGATATACTTGTAAATTTGGATCAACAATTAATAAATCAGGAGACCTTTCAGTATCAACCCAATTGTCCATTGGAGGACTTAATGTAACTGTACCAGAGTTTAAAGATACTGAAAATGGATTTAGATTAACCACACGAGAAGCAATTCGTTGTGTCACCACATTTGCTGTCGTGTATGGTAATGTAAAGAAGTTTGAACTAGAACTCTTAGAGATATTATATCCAAGATTGTTTGCACTTGTAGAATCCAATTGACCCATGTTATAGACCAATGACAACGATTGTAATGGAAAGTTCTGAACATTCTGTGATGCAGTCATCTGATGAATTCTACGGTTTACTGTCACCAAATAATCAGTTGTTGCTGTATCAGAAGCTGCATAGCTTGAGAAATCATCAACTAGAATACCATTTTTAAAACGATTCAATCCATTACCATCAGGAATCTGTAATGACGATGCACCTTTTTCTAATAGATTAAGAGCTGTGTAGTATTCAATATTGTTTACTCGGCTCTCTAAGCCAGAAATGTCACGCATCAACCAACGTTTATGTTTAACTCGTTCAATGGATAAACTTGGTAATACACCCACTTCTTCACCAGGAATATATGCGGTGTATGGGTCATGATAAAGGTTTGCAATGACCAAAGAACCATCAGGTTCAATTGGTGAAATTGGATTTACTGAAGGTGTGCCTTGCACAATTTCAAATGAACGGTCTTTACTTAATATCAATTTATCAAAACGGCCAAGATAGAAACCATAATCAGATTCATATTCAGTCAAGTCAACTGGAATATATGCGCCTGCGGCACCTGATCCAGAACTTGATGTGCGAATTGTAAATGAACTCTGAGCATTAATCAATGATGGTCTAAAGTCCAAAGAATCTCTTAACTGATAATAGTTACCACTAGAAGCCATGTAAGATGGAATCTCAGCATAGTTCTCTGGCGAAGATGATACTGGTGACAAATAAGACATGACAGAATAATATCCGTCACCACCAGTTGTTGAATAGTAATCTAATATAACTAATAAATTACCATCAATTTGAGGTTGGCCTACACCCAACGTAATAGAAGCAAAATCATAATATGAATCTCGTTGACCATTATCAAATGTGAATCGATTGGTTACATCATAGATTGGATTGGTCAACATGTCATCTGTTGCAGCGGTACCAGGAGCTTTTGTATCAATAATCTTAACGATACGCTTGGCATCGGTGATATACAATTTCTGTGGTTGACCTGGTGCAACAACTCCAGCATTTAAAACATACACTTGTCCATTTGTTAAATCAACTTTAGTGTTTGTTAAAACGGTTGTGCCGGTGATATTCACACCTGTTGTATTACCTTCAACTAAATTTTTGGCTTTCAATACAAATGATGTATCGTTACCATTGCTGACAAAAGCCTTTGCAATGATGGTGGCAGTGAAAGCACCCAAGTCTGATGTTGGTGTGGTGAATGTAGCAGTACCACCTGAACCAGTAATAGAACAAGTTCTACTATTGATACCCCATGGTAATGTTTGACCAGCTATTAGACCACTTGATAATGGGTTCGTTACAATGATTTGAAAGTTTTGTGCAATGGCATCTTGTGATAAAGTTCCTGTGCCAAGAAAACGAATCGTTGCGGCTGGTGCAGAACCAAATGTTAATGCAGCCGTAATATTACCACCAGATACGGTGAAAGAAACATTTCGGAACACCTGTGTGGTTGTATATGATGAATTGTTTGCATATGAAACAAATGGGTTACCGATTGTAAACAGTAATTCTGGTGCATTTGGATTTTGTAATACAACATCACCCGTTGCAACATTGTTTACTTTGTTTGAATTATCAATTGTAGCATTGGCAGTTACAGTATAAGGTGCGCCTGCCGTAGATCCAATCATTGTTTCAAAGTCGGTAGTATCAAAACGAAGTGTGAATACCGAGTTGTTGGCCAATGTTGTGGTAAATGGTCGGTCAACATAGGCAACCTTAGCAGCTGCATCATATGTTGTGATTGTTCTAAAATCACCAGCAGAAGTACCTGTATCAATACTGACTGTTACTCCAGTGTAAGCATTTGCCACATTTGAAAACTGATTGGTACTAGGCAATCTTATGTAACTATTGTTTGCGTTGACTGGTGCAATTTGTGAAACGTTGGCTGATAGTGTTTGATTTTGAATATTGTAAACATAGGCTTTATAAATGTAAGCTGCACCATTGGATGTATTTGATGTGCTAGAGTAAATTAGATTACGAATATAACCTGTTGCAGCCTTAGTAGAGTTGTAAGAATTTGCATTGGTTAATACAATATTATCTTTACTTACAGTATGAAAATCAATTTGTGGTGAAGTTGTTACATCAAACACACCATTGGCAGAGTTGACAAAGAAGTAATTACCATAATCTACAAATGCTGGATTGTTTGTAACTGTTGATTCTGTTCTTGCTCGGTCATTGGTTAAAACTACATCAGATGAATTTTCTAAACGATAACCACGGACATAGGCAATACCTTTTGAAATACCCATGTCATATTTTGCTGAATTGATTGTGTTGGCTTTAGGTGTCAATGTATAATCATTAACAATAAAGTCACCATTGGTGTCATTGGTACGTTTGGCAAAGTAATCATCAATCACCGAGTAAACGGTGCTGTCTACTTGTTTAACAATAGAGCCATCTACTAGACGAACCAGTTCAATAAAGTTGTCATCATCACCGAGACCAAGAGTTCGTGTTTGTAAGTCTAAAGAAATTTTATATCGGTCAGCACCTGGTGCCTGATAGTTTGTGGCATTAAATGCTGGATCCAACAATGAAGAATCATCAACAGAATCTACAATCGTTTCAGATGCATTTAAACCTACACGCAATGATGGAACAGAACTATACTTAGAAAGAATAATAGTTTGTTCACTGGCAACTACAAAGTTACCATCAACATAAAAGATACCTTGAGAGATGGAGGCAACAGAAGAAAGTCCTGTGGCTGGATTACCTGTTGAGGCAGTAATCAATGTACCAGTTAGATTTGAACCGTTTAGAAATACGGTGTCACCTGAAACAAATTTATTACCTGAAATATAACTTACAACGAGAGTGGGTGGATCACCTACACCACCTGCAGTTGTTGTTGTTGCTTCTACTGTTGCAACAACTTTAGCTACAATTGAACCATCAGCCGACCGAACAACACCATTATCAAAGTTTTCAGCTGAAATGGTGGCACCAGAATTGTCAGTAGCATTTAATTTTAAATAATAAACATTTTGATTGACAGTAACTTTACCACCAGAGATAGGTGTGTTCTGTGCAAAGATTGCATCTGCAAAACTGGTAATTTGATTTTGAAGAATTGTTTGTGATTGTGTTAATTCACGAGCTTGAACTGCAAATCCTGGTTTAAAAAGAATGCGGTGAAAATTCTTGTTAGGATCGAAATCATCAAAATAAGGATCTACGTTAAAATTAAGTGACATTTTTTCTTTCCATTAAAAGCTTAACACAATACGAAATTGTTCTGTTCCATCAGGACTTCTTGCAATACCTTCTCTATTCTCTATGTAGGCCATGTATCCAGAGTATATAATAAAGTTTGGATTTTCTGTTGTTAGGAGGGTTCGCACTGCAGTACCAACTACACCACTAGCGTCCTGAATTACCGCTTGATTGTTTACTGGTGTTCCAGTTATATTTATGACTTTTACTATATTATTTAATGAATCAAAGCTAACAACTTTGGCAGAAAAAGTTGCAGTGGCTAGACTAGAACCTTGATAGATTGTTTGTCCTGTATTGTAATTTCCTGTACCAGGAGAAACAAAGAGTTTGGTGGTTACATCATAGATTGCACCATTTGCAATCATCATAGGTTCTTCAGCCACAGACTCTTGGGAAACAGGATCAACCAATAGACCAATTTGCCGGTAGGCCATATCTGTAGGTATCAATCCACCTTCACTCTCAATAAACTCTGGTGCCACCATTATATGGTTACATCCTAGTTCAGAAATAGGATCAAAACCATGTCCACCAACAGGAGAGGCTGGTGCTTCAGCAATTGCCACCACATTCGGTGTTGAAAAACCAGGTAAAACATTAATCACGGCTTCTGCATAGGTATAACCTGTACCTGTATTGGCCATTGTAACATCATACAAGTAACCAGCAGCATTGATAACTGGTGTGCCGTTTGCAAACTGGCCGTCACCACTAATTGTAATCGTTGCACCACCAGGAGTATAACCTCGACCAACAGTTGTAATATTAACCACATCAATTGAACCTTCGGCCGCAAAAGTTGATACAGGATTTGGTGCCATTCCAATTGGCACAGGCATCCAGTTAGCATCAAAGAATTTTTGTTTCAGACCAGCGTCTAACGAATACATAAACTTCCATTTATATCCGTCAGCTGTCTTAACTAAAAATGAACTATCGAAAGTACCTGGTAAAAACTGTGGTTCTACTGTAGATTGACTGCCATTGTTATTCCATAAACATTTAAATACTTGGTCAAATCGATTACGAACATAGAATTGGCTAATAATTATATTATCCGAATCTACAGCCAACATATTCTCGGTGTCTTGATAATAATCATAAACTAAACCTGAATCCCAATCAATACGAGGAATCACAGGAGAAATATCAGATGATGTAATTAATTTGGTTGCAATAATATCTTTAAAAATATCTTTGATTGACCTTTGGTCTTGTGTTGGAATAGGAGGGTTACTCTCATCAGGCCAAGGAGTTACACGACCAATAAAAGCATATAATGTAGTTTCATGTACCTGTGATGGAGAATAATAGTATTGTAATACTTCATATACCTTGCTATTAGGTAATAATTGTGCTGATGTATTTGCTATTGTTGCCATATTATATTCTCTATTAAGCTGATTGGACTGCTACAAATGTATTTGCTAAATCACCATCAATACTGAAATATTTTAGGTATGCAGAACTAGTTGAAGCCATCGTAAATGTGGTGGAATTTTCACTTGAATTAGTTGCTGAACATCCATGTGTAATGGTTCTAGTTGAACCACTCGTATTGATTAACCAAACTTCAACCACTTTACCAGCAACAAAATTTGTAAGTGTAAATGTTAAGTCAGCTGCTAAATTGGCTTTGATAACTACATCACTTGAAAAATCGATTGTAATGGCCGTTTGATTACCAACAGGTAGTCGTGGTGTAAAAATGAAACCCTTTGTTGGATTAACTGTACCAAGGAATTCAGCCGAATCTGCATTGAATGAAGCAATTTCTTGTAGTGTGTTTGAACCTACAGGAG